AACACCGACAACGAAGGGATTCGGACATGCCTCGGAGGGGATGACATTGATCTTCAGAAAGAAAGTGGAGAGAGGGGAACTGTCGGAACAAGAAGCGAAAGCAATGATGAACGGAGTGACATTAAGACCACCTCGAATGAAAGAGTGGAAATATCCGACACCGAATGCAGGTTTAGTGAAACACAGTTACAACGGCAATCACGAATACTACAAGAAGAGATTGAGGGACGGCAGACAAGTGGACTTGGCTCACAAGATTTTCCAAGAGGAGGGAGACGGCAGACTCAATGCGAATTGGACGGAGTGGCTAATGGGTTATCCTATTGGATGGACGAACCTCGAGGAGTCCCAAGAGTTACAGTCGAACAAAAAAACAGACCTCAAAGATTAAAAATGTTGGGGAATTCAATAGTTCCTCAAATAGCAATGCAAATAGGTTTAGCTTTAAAGGAGGATATGAAGAATGGATAAGCAAGAATTGTTTGATCTTATATGGAGAACAATAGCACACTCACAAATTGATTTTGAAGAAGTTTATGTGGGGGACGAAGAAGATGGTCAAGTTTATTTTTTATTTAAAAATGTCAAGGAGGATATGAAAAATGGATAATGTTACAGATCAAATGTTGGATGCATTTCTTGGAGATGCATCCAACAAACAGACTAGAATAAATCTAAGATATGAGTCTGAACAAGATAAAGAAGTTCATCAAGATATTTTAACTTATTGGCAAGAATTGTTGGGAGAATAATTGAAGTTGCTTGACTTCCCAGGAATATTAGTGATAAACAGAAATTGCACGGAGCAATTTCAGGAATTGCTTATGTATGGTCGGGGAGTTTTGTCCTCCCCTTATGCTCTCCGACCACCTTAAAATCACCTTCGATAAAAGCAGACGGATGTTGTTTTCTTATTTCTGAAAGCCTCGCTACAATTTCTTCACGAGACAGTTGATCTAATTGATGTGTTGTTTCCCTACGATCTATGGTTAAGCCTCCCAAGGCACTCCGTATCTTTTCGGCATTGATCGCAGAGCTATATTGTCCACTCTCTTCTGCTCCTTGGCTTAATTTAGATAGTCTTCTAAGTTGACCAATAAGTGTAACACCATATTTTCTTTCTCTAATTTCACGGAGTTCTTTAAGATGTTCAGTAACCAATGGGAAATCACGACCATTCAACAAAAGGCTTGCAGTCTTATTTGCTTGCCCTTCAGAATAACCTGCTCTTCGGCAACATTCGGCATTACTATAGATGCCTTCACACACAAGTTTGCAGAATTCTTTTTGTCTATTAGTAAGGAATTTTTCTTTAGCCATAAAAGTATAATAGGTTTATTCTCATATTATTTCAATTTAAAACGAAAAAAAATGTTTGCGGCTTCTTCTTGTCCTTACTCAAGTGTACTGAGTGTATATAAAAGTGTACTGAACTATTTAAGCACTACAAACGATTACAGAAGATAATATACATTTATACACTTATACACCTATTTTGAAAAAAATAAAAAATAAAATAAAAATTATGAGAGAAACACTATATAAAACAAATAATAGTTGACAACTATAAGATAATTTAGGAGAATTAGAAAAAACTTAGGAGTTTATTATGACAGGATTATATTTTGCCGAAGATGATAGAAGAGTTTATATGCCTATTGAAGAAGCAATTAATAGAATTGAAAGAGTTGTAACAGATAACTGTGAAGAACTAAGAAAAAAAGAAGGTGGAGAAATCTATGCAGACGAATTAACAAATGCATGGAAAACAGTTTTAAAGGGGTAAGAATGTTTAGAAAAGAAGAATTTAACTATTGCAAAAACAAATCATGTAGGAAAGAACTAAAACCCGTCAAAGTACCGAGGACCATAGGCAAGTTGTGTGCAGACTGTCGTGGAGATGCACAGTCTGACAACACCTTACTAAGAAACCAGTTTATAGAAGATCAGAAGAACCCAACAAAACCTGGGGACGATGAACTTATGTTCGAGGACTGTCCTACTGCCGTTAAAGAAACTAGTATTGATGGAAATGACGGACAAAAGTATAATAAGAAACCAATAGAAGTCCGATATATTGGATCAAGTTTATCGGAAATTGTACCATCTGGAACTCACTATGATAAGTATGGTGCAGTAAAGAAAAAAAATAGTTACATTAAAAAAGGGGATCGAGTTTAAAATGAACTGTATTAAATGTAATGGCACTACGTCTGTTTTAGATAGTAGACCACAAGAAAATTCGGCTATTAAAAGAAGACGTAAATGTGGTGCTTGTGGGCATAGATTTAATACTATAGAACAAGTTTTAACAAAGGTTACTGTTGTACAAGAAGTAGTACAAACAAAGAAAGCACGAATTAGACCTCGTAATCCATTCAATGATGATGCATATTTAGATTCATTGACTGATGACGAGTTAGAAGAATTAATAGGAGGGTAAGAATAATGAAACCCAGCACAGTAAGAATGGTAAAGAAAGCGATATATAAACAAATGGATAAAAAATCAAACTACGAATGGACGAAAGAAGAAGAAATAAAAAATCATTGTGCACCTCGTTGTCCGAGATGCCAAGGTGTTTTATCAACAATGGAAGTGCATGGACATGAGCAATGTGTTCTTTGTCATGCCGTAATAGAAGACTGTTGCCAAGGTGCTCAATTAAAATGAGTGACAACATTCTTAAATTCCCATATAAGATTAAGAGAACAGTTAAGCCCGTGCCTTTGGTATGTGAGTTAGCTGCAAAACAATTTGATCAGATTTTGATTGTAGGAACAAATGCAGAAGATGGCTTTGTTCAGATGATCACGACCATGAAAGACCCAGCCGAGGTGCTTTGGCACCTCGAATCTGCAAAATTTAGTATCATGAGTGGACTAGAAGAGGAGGAGAATGATGAGTAAAAACAATGAGAAAAAAGACATACACTCTAAAGATAGAGATAACGTCATCCCTTTTCCCAAGTCACCCACACCTCGCAGTAGCAGTAGCGAAGAAAATGTGGGAGGTGGGGAGAGATACACAATCAATTTCGAACCAGATTGGGACACCGACAGAGACAATCCAGAAGATAGCTCGGCTTGAAGGTTGGAAGAGAAGAGAGAGAAGTGCTCTTGATAGTTGGGGTGGTTTTTGGGGGCCTTATCTAACTACGGAAGAAGAAAGAGAATTACCCGAGACTGACTTCAGAGGAACCGATGATCCTCGTGCCGTGCAACAAGAAGGAAGATACAGAAACAAATACAAAGAAAGAAGTTCGGCAAGTTCGTCATTAACATTCATATAAGGGGACTATATGCAATTCAAGTACAAGACAAAGCCATACGCTCATCAAGAGGATGCTTTGCAAAGAAGCTACAACAAAAAAAACTATGCATACTTCATGGAGATGGGTTGTGGTAAATCAAAAGTTTTAATCGACAATATATATTGGCTTTGGCAGCAGAAAGAAATTGATACTGCAATAGTTGTCGCCCCCAAGGGTGTGTATATGAATTGGAAAAACAATGAGATACCAATCCATTTACCCGATGATATAGATGCCGACATATATTTATGGAAAGCTAATCCTACAAGGAACGAGAAGAAAAAATTAGCAGAAGGTGCAACCAAAAGAGATAAGTTTAGAATACTTCTAATGAATGTAGAATCATTCGTTACAAAAAAAGCACCCGTGTTCCTTGAATCGTTTACCCACAGAAGTGAATTTATGTTAGCGATTGATGAGTCAACAACAATCAAAAATGTAAAAGCAAAACGTACAAAAGCAATCATGAAGTTTGGAGAGACTGCCAAGTATAAAAGAATACTAACGGGTTCTCCGATAACACAATCGCCCCTAGACTTGTATTCACAATGTGCTTTTCTGAACAAAAGACTTCTTGGATATGATAGCTATTGGTCTTTCCAAGGAAGGTTTGCCATTATCAAACAACAAAGAATGGGTAACATGAGTTTCAATCAAGTTGTTGGTTATAAAAATTTGGAAGAACTAACAGAGAAACTAAAACTGTTTGCTCACAGAACAACCAAGAAAGAAGCCTTGGACTTACCGGATAAAATTTACACAACAAGGCAAGTTGAACTAACCTCCACACAACAAGAACATTATAACAGTATGAAGGATACGTCTGTTGTATTCCTAGAAGAAGGAGGAATGGTTACTGCTCCCGAAGTTATGACAAGACTTCTTAGACTACAACAATTACTTTGTGGATATCTTGTGAGTGATGATGGAGAAAATGTCGAGATTGCCAACAATAGAATAAAAGTCATGATGGAAGTGATTGAAGAGATGGATGGCAAAATAATTTTGTGGTCTAGGTTTCGTCACGACATAAAGAAAATTAAAAACGAATTATGTAAAACCTATGGATCGGGTTCCGTGGTCACTTATTATGGAGACACCTCCCAGGAAGATAGAGACTCGGCAATACATAACTTTCAAACAAATCCAGAGACAAGGTTCTTTGTCAGTAATGCACAGACGGGTGGTCGAGGTATAACTTTAACGGCTGCATCGAATGTGATTTACTACTCCAATGATTTTAACCTGGAGTCAAGAAAACAATCAGAAGATAGATGTCATAGAATAGGTCAACATAAACCCGTGCTATATGTTGATTTAGTGTGCCCCAACACAGTTGA